GAGTTAGTTTAGTCAACTCAATGAGTTAGAAAACGACGAGAACTTAATCACTAAATATACCCTATGACTTCTGGGAGAATGTTACTGAAAACTTCCAGACGTCATCAAAAAAAATGCCTGAAAAATATTTGGATTCACACAAAAAGCAGTTTATGTTGTTATGAGTATGACGCGAGTGCCAGAAGAAGGAGTTTTGGCATATTTCGCTAAGTAGTTGTTTTGGAAGACAGATAAAAAAAGACCGAATACTAAAAGAGGCACCTAAAATCAATAAGTTAGGCTCCTCTTTGCCTACCGCGTGTCTACAGTAACTTATCCTTCATCACTCTTACTACAATGTTTCTTAGAGCGACTGATTGAGCCATCATTGCAAACAAACTTGCCATCACCAGTACAATGAGACACCCCTCCTTTAGATTTTGAGCAGGGATAGTTCTTTGCGTAAGTAAAAGACGAACTCATCATTAAAGACAATACCAAAACTATATATAGATTATTTTTCATTAATAATGTCTCTTTACTTCACTATATCTTACTATTTCAGAATATTTTGCATCATTAGGTAAAAACAAACATGTCTTTATCCCACCACGAAATATAAACTCTTTCTCTTGAGATACATCCAATAAATTAATGCTTGAAAATTCCGCACCTTTCCAGCTCTTTGGATAAGACCGAGTAAAATCACAAATTACATTGATAACATTAACAATACGACCCTGATTTAAATGTTCATCATCCAGTAAAACGACAAATTCACCATTATCAATAGATGTGTTATCAATCTCTGCCTCGCTAAAGCCAGCCCTCTCAAATGCGTCATACATATCGTCAGGTAAACTAACCCTATCAGCATGGGCAATGCCTGCTAAAAATAAGCAGCAAAAAATCATCTTCCTTATCACATCAAATCCTAATTATCTTCGACTGTTTTTCTTACTTTCCCGACACACACAATATCTGTTACGAGACATTGAAACTCTCCCGCATCACCAACAACCTGTATTTTATTACCCGGAATTCGAGCGATATTATAAACATCATGAATGCCATCAATACTTATCAACCAGCGACCATTGCCTAAATTGGTCTGCCCGAAGTCGACAATCCAACTACTACTGATTTTTTCAACAAAACCACAACTTGCAGGGAGCGATTCAGTGAGTGACTTGTCACAAATCCATTCACCACTTTCATCGAGAGAACCCGAAATAATACTGAATTTTTTCAATACAGAGTAATTGGCCACATGTGTATCTGATGAACCAACTAAAGGAGCACCTTTACCCGTAGCAAGCCATTCCAGCGAAACGCCCGTATCTAAAGCACATGCAACGACGATATCACCAGGGAAAAAATCACGTCTAATCCAGGTGCTTATAGTAGCCGATGAAATTTCAAGCAAATCACCCAGTTCTTTCTGAGTAGTGAAGCCGTAGGCGTCAAGCATTCTACGAAGAACAGCCTTTCCTCCAGACTCAAGGATAAGATCTAAGAGCGCCTTGCCTCTTAATTTATGTTTACGCCCCTCACAACTCGCATTTGCAAACTCTCCATACATAAGCCAGTGGATATCTGCACCAGTGTCTAAATGGCATTCAAGAAATACACTGCTTGGAATTGTATTGCGCGCAAGCCAGCTGCTTACATTATTGCCATGTATACCAATGTGTTCCGCTAAATCTTTCTGCTGTTTGAAGCCATACACCACCAAGATGCGTTCAAGTGCTGCCACTGCATCAATAGTTCTTTTTGACATGAGTCACCAAATTTTTGTTTACACCAAAAATTTTGCGATCTAAAGTGTATTCACACCACATGAAACACCATAGAACACGATTGTCTAACCGGAGATACTGCTTTATGTCCCGTGAAAATGCAAACAGCACAGCCCAAGAACAGCAGCCTGACGTTCAATTCTTATTAGCTAACATTGCAACCACTCTTCTACCAACGCTCACGGATATTGTCAGTGAAGCTGTTGAAAACGCTATGGCTGCAAGTGCCTGCGCAACCATGTCTAAGGACAATTTCTGCCGTGTAAATGGCATCAGCCCTTCCCTGCTTGAAAAGTGGATCGCTAATGGCGTGGTACTTCTCGCCCCTACACCTACCACAACTGTTAAGCGCACAGTCAAATGCAAAGAAACAGGCAAGGAACGTACAGATGTAATGGAAAAACATGGTAACGCCCTAATCAATATTGCTGCATGGAATGAAAGAAATCGCCAGCACGCGAAGAAATGTCGCTATATCAAATCTTAATTCGATTATGCGAGTTTATTAGGAGCAAGCCATGTTTGATTACCAAATTTCTAAACAGCCACATTTTGATGATGCGTGCCGCCAGTTCGCACAGCGTCATAACATGGCTGAACTTGCAAAGCGTGCAGGTATGAATATGCAGACACTGCGTAACAAGCTGAACCCGGAGCAACCGCACCAATTAACAGCACCAGAAATCATGGTTCTTACTGACCTTACCGAAGATGCAACGCTGGTTGATGGTTTTCTGGCTCAGATTCATTGCCTGCCATGTGTGCCGGTAAACGAGTTGGTTACGGAAAAGCTGCCTGAATATGTCATGGGTGCCACTGCTTCTGTGGGTCAAATTGCTGGCAGCGCTATGTCAAAAGAGCGAATGACGCAAAGCCACAAACATTCACTGATTGAAAGTGCCAATGCGGGAATGCGTTTCCTTGCTCTGGCTGCACTGTCTGTTGACGCGCGTTTGAAAACCAACCCGGCCATGACCAGTGCGGTAGATACCATGACAGGTATCGGCGCTACGTTCGGCTTGATCTGAGGTGTCCATGCTGAAACGTGAACCTTCATTTGCATCACTGCTGGTTAAGCAAAGCCCATCTATGCATTTCGGCCATGGCTGGATTGTTGGTGAAGATGGTAAGCGCTGGCACCCATGCAATTCACAAAGCCAATTGCTTAGTGGATTGTCCCGCAAGAAACGGAGGACGTTATGGCCATTGAAGGTGCTGCGGCAGCTGTTCCATTAAGTCCAGGTGATCGTGTCCACGGGCTGAACCATATAGCGGAGTTAAGAGCAAAGGTATTTGGCGTGAATATTGAACCAGAACTGGAACGCTTTATTTCTGATATGCGGAACCCACGGGACAAAAACCATGAACAGAATACCCGCGCACTGGCGGCAATTTTCTTTATGGCGAATATTCCGGCCAAACGTCACAACATCAATATTGACGAACTGACAGATGATGAAATTAAGGAGCTGGTAAAGGCAATGATTCAAATAAAAGCAGCTGTGAGTTTATTTCCGAAGCAATTAGCCGTGCCGTTATTAGTTACGCCAGCCTAATGCTCATTGCGGTGAGCATTGTGAAGGCAATTAATTAACCACCACTAAGGAAATGAAAATGGGATTTTTGGGATTTGGTAAGAAAGCACGCAAAGCAGTGCAGGAAGTGAAGAAAATGGAAAACCGTGATGCAGTTGAGGCCACTGTCTGGGGCGCTTACTCAATTTCTTATGCTGATGGCTCCTGTGACGCTAAAGAAATCGCGGTACTGGAAAAGACCATTTCCGCGCTACCAGCATTTGCACCGTTCGCCGGTGAAATTGCGCAGATGAGCAGTAACATCCGCGCCCGTTACGAAGCATCGCCACGTAGCGCTAACGCTCAGGCCATCCGTGAACTGGCTGATGTTGCTGGAACACCTGACGCAGTTGATGTGTTGTGTCTGTGTATTGATATTGCAGATAACGACGGTGTTGGCGCTGAAGAAGAAGCCGCGCTCAAGAAAATCGCCCAGGCATTGCAGTTGCCACTGGACCAGTATCTTTGATGGACAAAATGCGCTGGCTGGCAATTGGCGTCCTGCTGTTTCTGGTCGTCGCTGTGGACTTTACTGGCCGCCTGATGTCGATGCTGGCCGATGGCGTTCTGGTTGCCGGGGTCATTGCAGTGGCAATGCCAATGTTTAAAAAGTCCTGATATCACCGGCCCGCTTATGGCGGGCCATATCTGAGTAATTAACCCGAAATTAAATGGCGTCAACACGACGGGCATTCTTTTGCCCAAATTCAGGAGATAGGAATATGCAAAATATCGAAAAGCGCAATTTTGAAACTGACCAAAGCGCATTGGTTTCATTGCTGAATAAGGCCAAAAGCGAATATCGGAAAGATATTGCGCTTGCCACATCAATTCGAATGGAAGCGCTTGCCGTTCACATTCTCAATAAAGAAATGACTGCGGTTGAAGCGGCTGAATTGCTGCGCGGTGAAGCTGTTCGTTATGCAAATGAATCTAAGGAGCTGCACTAATGGCTGACTCAATGGATCAGGTACAGCTGCGCGTGGAAGAAGAACGCCAGCGCAATATTCAAAAAGCCCTGGCCCGCAAACCTGCGGTTTCCTCTTTTTACTGTGAGTCATGTGGTGCACCTATCCCGGAAGCACGCCGTGCAGCTGTTCCGGGTGTTGAACTTTGTGTGACCTGTCAGGAAATCCATGAACTGAAAAGCCAGCATTACAAGGGGGCTGTATGAGTATTCACATTAAAGTCGGTGTCAAGTGGGTCATCACCAGTGACCAGTATCAATTCATTCTGAATGAAAAAAAGGTTGGTAAAGCGGGAAGCCGTGAAGGTGTCGAGTATCTGGACGTTATTGGATATTACCCGAAGATTAACCAGCTTATTTCTGCCCTGATACGTAATCACATTGAAAATTCAGTCATTTCCTCACTGGAAGCGATGTCCGCTGAAATTGAGCGAGTTGGGCAGCAGTGCGCCGCCGCATTTGAGGCGCAACGGTGATTGCCGATAAGTTTGATATGAATGCTACTAACCACGGCGGCTCTGATGAAGCCGCCGAGGCTTTTGTATGGAATGGACCGAAAAAGGCACTCAATCCGTACAGTGATGACGTTGAAGCTCGCAAAGATTCCCCGCTTTCAAATCTGATCGCTTTGTACCAGGCAGACAAACAACATGAAACGCTGCTCCTTGAAAAACTGAGCGATAAGATTTGGGACCGCCATTGCCACAATGAGGCGTTACTCAGTCGTGCCAGCCTTGCCCACGAACAACACCGAATTGACCCTGATTTAGCCATTGTCGAAAACGTCCGCGCTGAACCTTCATACATCAGCAAGCCACTATTACAGCGGATTGATTATTTCCGTGGTCTGGACAGACCAAAAGCCTATTCCCGTTACTTGCGGGAAACTATTAAGCCCTGTCTTTTGCGTCTTATGCGTATGCGTGAAAGCCAGATGTCTGTTTCTTACCGCTTGATGGCCGGTTGTAACGGTCTGGATGGATTACTTGAATTGCCTGGCATGAATCAGGATCAGGTTAAGCGCCTATGCACGCTGATTGCTTCCCATATTGATATTTGCCTTGATGAAGCCTGCACCACCATGCTGGTAAGTGATGAGGTTTCCCCAGAGGAAATTCGCCGCATCTGGGAGCGGGTGGCATCTGAGGCCATGCGTCTGGATGTTATCCCTCCAGCTTTTGACAGGCTGGTCAGAAAGAAACGCCGCCGCAAACCCGTGCCTTACGATTTGATTCCAGGCTCACTGGCCCGTATGCGCTGTGCTGACTGGTGGTTCCGCAAAATGTGGCAGATTCGCTGCGAATGGCGCGAAGAACAATTACGCGCCGTGTGTCTTGTCAGCAAAAAATCATCCCCTTATGTCAGTTATGAAGCGGTGATCCACAAACGCGAACAGCGCAGGAAATCACTGGAGTTCTTCCGTTCTCATGAACTGGTTAATGAGAACGGCGACACACTCGATATGGAAGATGTGGTGAATTCCAGCAACAGCAATCCTGCACACCGTCGCAATGAAATGATGGCGTGTCTGAAGGGGCTTGAACTGATTGCTGAAATGCGCGGTGACTGTGCCGTGTTTTATACCATCACCACTCCGTCACGTTTCCATTCCACCCTGAACAACGGCAGACCGAATCCGAAGTGGACTCATGAAACGGTACGCCAGAGCAGTGATTACTTGGTCGGGATGTTTGCTGCTTTCCGCAAGGCTATGCACAAAGCGGGTTTACGTTGGTATGGCATGCGTGTCGCTGAACCTCATCATGACGGTACGGTGCACTGGCACCTGTTGTGTTTTATGCGCAAAAAAGACCGTCGAAAAATTACTGCACTGCTGCGGAAATTTGCTATCCGTGAAGACCGCGCCGAGCTGGGTAACAACACTGGCCCGCGTTTTAAATCTGAACTGATTAACCCACGCAAAGGCACGCCGACCAGCTACATCGCTAAATACATCAGTAAAAACATCGATGGGCGTGGCCTGAGTAATGAAGTCAGCAAGGAAACGGGCAAATCATTACGGGATAGCGCCGAGCACGTAAACGCCTGGGCATCACTCCACCGTGTTCAGCAGTTCCGTTTCTTTGGTATTCCAGGCCGTCAGGCTTATCGCGAGCTACGTTTACTGGCCAGTCAGGCGGCAAGAGCAAGCAGCGATAAGAAAGCCTGTGCTCAGGTGTTGGAAGATTCACGCCTTGATGCCGTTCTGGCCGCAGCTGATGCCGGTTGTTTTGCTTCCTACATCACGAAGCAAGGCGGCGTGCTGGTTCCACGCAAACTCCATCTGATCCGGACCGCGTATGAACTCAATGACGAGCCAGGCACCTATGGTGACCATGGAATTCGTATTTATGGCATCTGGTCCCCATTAACAGCTGGGCGGGTCTGCACGCATGCAGTGAAGTGGAAAAAGGTTCGTAAGGCCGTTGACGTTCAGGAGGCGACAGCCGACCAGGGCGACCCCGTCGCCCCTTGGACTCGTGGCAATAACTGTCCCCTTGTTGAAAAAATAAACCAATCAGAGGGTGATTCGCCTGGTGAGCATGAACCGGAAGCGCCGCCAGACTTCCAGAGCATGAGCAAAAAAGAACTGCGGGCGCTGAATGCCAGGCTGAAAACGGTCAGGCCGAAACGGCGACAGGGATATAAGCAGGAAATTACTGACCATCAGCGCGGCCAGCTTGAGGCAGAACTGAGGATAAGAGGCTATGAAGGCAATGAACAAGAGACAGATTTACTTCTGCGGGGTGGAAGCATCCCGTCAGGTGCAGGCATGCGACTTTTCTATAAAAACCAGCGCCTGCAGGAGGATGACAAATGGCGACAGTGGTATGACATCTAGGGATTTTCATTTGTAAATCATCAACAACTGCTTACACACCATACGTAATCTAATTATCAGTACACGACGAAAACAAACCAATGTATAAACTGGTGTACGAACTTTCTATTTCGACCAGAAAAAATGAATAAAACTAACAGGCATGGGCTTTCAAGGTCTGTGCCAGCTGATGTAAAACGTGAAGTCAGACAACGATGCGGATTTGGGTGTGTTATTTGTGGATTCGCTTTTTATGAATATGAGCATTTCGCTCCAGATTATGTTGACGCGACCGAACATGACCCAAAGGGTATGACATTATTGTGTTCGCAGTGTAATCAAAAGCGTGCTAGAGGCCGATTATCTGCACACTCTGTTGCTTTAGCTAATGCTAATCCCAAATGTTTAGAGCGAGGATTTGCCAGTGAAATGTTTGATTTCCACAGTGACCCTATTGAAATAGTTTTCGCTGGGGTAACTTTTTATAACTGCAAACATTTAATAGTTGTAAATGAACGCCCGATTTTATCTGTTGAGCCATCACTCGGAGGTGACTCCCCTGTAATGCTATCTGGAATATTTTGTGACTCTGTGGGGCGGGAAACTCTCTACATAACAGAGAATGAATGGTCGGTAGACGCAGATTATTGGGATGTAGATTGCGAAGGACCCAGGATAACAATACGAAGTGCACCTCGACAGATAACTTTGGTGCTGAGATTAAACAGCCCAAAGGGAATTGTAATCGAAAGAATTGATATGCTCTTTGAAGGCGTAAGATTTATCGGGAATAAAGATGAGCTTAAATTTTCCTTTGATGGAATACATTGGCGGAAGTGGATCGGGTGCAGCGTGGAAAATTGCATGATAGGTATTGCAATCAGTTCCAGCCATGTTGCTGCCAATGATTCGATTTATGAATTAGAAGTATAAGAAGCAAGCCATTTCCCCAACACGAGAAACCTCAATCTCGCTATAGTTTCAAGTCAGGCTCATTACAGGTTAGTCAGTGCCTAAGCCCATACGACCTGCGTTTTTAAGAATGGCTTAGGCCAACGTGATACCCACCGAATATAGCCGCCTAACTAGCGGCTTTTTTATACTCACCATTAATTAATGCATGATCGATTTCACCGATCAAAACAATCGAATTGATCACTGAAAGTGATTAATTCGCAAGGACAGAACTACAACAAATTTTCAACCTGCTTTCAGCGCAGGCTTCGTGTAAGTTCTGTTTACATCCACCGTTGGGTATGTCAGTGGGTGACACAAAGTGACGAAGCGCCGCCATTCATATAGATAAGGGCGACATTTTTGTCATCTGGTGCCCGTTAGAAAAAACGATCAAATTTTAATCGCATGTAACATAAAAGATTATTCAAATCAGCCAGATAAATAGCCTTGCATAGATACATAGTTTTTGTGCATACTTGGGAAAACAAAATAACACTGTTTATACATACAGTTAAACTGTGCTATTTAATCACATCTTAGCAGCGCAAAGTGCTCCTGAATTTTGATGAGTTTTACCCCATTAACAAACTGAACGAGTTTGCTACAGTGGGTTATGCAAGCCGTGATGGCTTTGTTTTGTGGGATTCTGGGTCCCGGTAACGTTGGCAGTTGAGTAGCACCAAGTGTGCAAAGGGGGATTTGTGGTTGATGGTGATTATGCGCATCGGCATTTGGAACGCATTATGTATGTAGCCGATAGTTCTTTGCTTTTGAGAGATAAACCAGAACAAAAAGAACTGGCTCTGGAAGTCATCAGAAATATCATTGAGGCTTATTTCAGGCAGGAGAAATTGTCCAAAATAGACAATGCATATCATGATTCCCCTCCCCCTGCTGATGTTACCTAAACACTGCATGTCTATGCTGCATGAAATCGCATGATCGCAAAAGGATCGCAATCACTCCGGCCCGCCAGTATTGGCGGGCTTTTGCTTATATCGGGCACCTGCATGAAAACTATTACACGAAGCGGGCAGGCGTGGCGGGGCTACCATTGCGCGCGGCGGGGTTTGGGGTGGGTTGAAGCCCTCGCAAGGTCCACGCATGCCGCCGCAGCGGCACGCTGGCGCGTCGTCGCGTGTGCACATGCGCAAAGGTGTGAGTGTGGCAACGTGCGCACAGCGTGCTGCTGTGGCTTTCTGGTTGGGTTATGGCGTAAAAAAACCGCCCGAGTGGCGGCTATGGTCAGGAAGTCGCAGGAGATTTGCTATCAGGCTGGCATATCCAGGCTGTAAGGGGCGAAGCGGATCACCTCCTCACCCAGCCAGTCATTCAGTTCCATCATGCGGTTCTGTAATGGGGTCAGTTCATTGCGCACAAAGACGGTGCTGGCTTTACCTACATCACCAAACCCGCCAGCGTTCTGCGGAATGATGCCCATCATCTGCGGTGGTACACGGTGAACGGCCAGCATGTCATCGCGGCTGACGTTCTTGATGTTCAGAAACTCATCCTTTGCCGCCACTTCTGACAGCGGAATTATCTGGATGCCGTCCTTCTTTCCGTTTGGGCTGTACATAAACAGGTTGCGGAAGTTACCAGGACCTTTCGATTTGCGCAGCGCTTCACGGATGTTGTCTACATCCGACTGGTTTTGTGCCGGGTCGCTCATATACATGATGAAGCCAGCATGGCTGCCATTCAGGTAGAACTTGCGGCGAAACAGCGTGGCTGACTCATTCAACAGCATAGAGGGAATGGCGCTCAGATATTCCGGCAGGCCGTAAACCTCCTGGTTTAAATCCGGTTCCATCAGGTGGAACACATTCCCCGTTTCAAACTGGTACGGTTCCGTGGTGTAGCCATACTGAACAAACCAATAGGTGTCGAAGTCGATACCGCGGCGTGTGTACTTGGCCAGCGTGGGTTCAAGTGACAGCGTTTTCCCCAGGCGACTGACGCGCCGTTCCAGATAAGCATTACCGAACACCAGAAAATCCTGCACAAAGCGGCTGAATTTCTGCTGGCTTAACAGTGGGTGTGGGATAAACGTGCTGGTCAGGATGTTGCGCTTCACAAAGACCGGCGAACTGTGGTGAACCGCCGAGCGAAACGAACGGGCCAGCCCGTCAAAGCTTATCGGTGGCTCAAACCAGCGGTCCATCTGCACGCATTCCAGATAGTCCATCAATTCACGGCGGTCCAGAACGGGGATCGGGTCACCAAAAGAAAACGCTTCGGCGTGCGCTTGCGCCTGTTCGGGCTGGGTGCGCAGCTGTTGTGCCTTGTTGGTTTTGCGCTTACTCATTTATGCTACCGCCGGTTGCCACTGGCACATATACGCCATTTCGAAATGATCTGGCTGCATTGAGCTGCGAATGGAATCAACCCGCTCTTTTGTGTACAGCGTGCAGTCTGAATTGAGCAGGTCTTCAATAGTGATAACTCCGCTCCAGGTGTCCGGTTTCGGTGCTGTGATTTTTTGATAAGCCTGCCATGCAGCAAAAGAGCGCGATGGCGTGGTGTAGTAAGTCTGGCGGTGATGTTTATGACACGCCAGGCTGCTGGCCATCTTCATCAGCAGTGCCGGGTTATTAGCCCAGGCATATTCCGGGACATAGACATTTCCGCTGTATGCCGCCATCAATGCATCAACCATCAAAAACGAAATTTGTGCGCCATTGGATATGCGATAAACGGTGGCTTTATCTTCAATAAAGCTTTCGCGCGTTCCTTCAAATCCATCCAGTCCAAGGGAACCAGCGAAATAGTGGTGAGCGTTGTCCAGTGTTCCCACATCATCAGCCAGGAAAATCTGGTCACGTCCGGTATGCAGTGCATCCAGTAATGCCTCAAGCGAGAAAAGCCAGTCAGCGCCACATACGCGGGTTTTCGTCAGATGCCGGGTGCGGCAACCCTGTTTGAACCATTCACGCTGATAATTAAAGGCAGTATCAATAAACAACTGATTCAGGTTGCGAACAGCGTTATCGCCAAGGTTGATTTTATGCATCAGAAAATCTCCACAATATTGGTATTGCTGGCGTTGATACCTTCCAGCGGTTCGTTAAATAAGGCGTGCATGGTTGCCCACGCTAAATCGGCGTGACTGGCTTCTTCACTGCGGCTGGCTTCATAGGTCGGGCGGTTACCGCTGGCGGTGGTAGAACGGCGAATGGCCATAAAACTCTGGGCTATGTCGGTGTGGCCTGCGTCAAATTCCAGGCGGCGGTGGCTGATAATGTCGTAGGCTTTCAGCACCAGGGCGTTTTTCACATTCGGGTTGTAGACAAACTCGCGTGTCGCTGGGAAGAATTTTTTCACGGCCTGATAAACACCATGACCGACGCCGGTAGAGTCGATACCGATGTAGGTCACGTTGTATTGTTTGGTCAGGTTCTCAATGGCATTGGCCTGGGCAGCAAAGTCCATGCCCTTCCACTGGTGACGCTCCAGAATGCGGAACTTGCCACCTTCAACAATCGGTGGCGCAATCACCACACAACCTGCACTGTCGCCACCTTGTGCGCCCTTTGCCGGATCGTATCCAATCCACACCGGACGCCAGCCAAACGGACGCAACATCAGCGGTTCGAAGTCGTCCCACACTTCCCAGCTGTCCACCATGCAGGACTGTAAATCAGCGAGCGGGAATATCGATGCAAGGTCGTCGATAAAGTCACACATCAGCAGGTTCTGGTATTCATCCGGGCTGTATTCAAGGCGCAGCTGGTCGAGGTCAAACAGATTACAGCCACCGTTGACTGCATCTTCCACGGTGACAATCTGGCGATACTGACCATCCGGGCAAATGACGCCACGCGCTAAATGCGTGTGGGTCAGGTCGATATCCACCCGGTCAGTTTTGGCACGGCCCCGGTTATAGAGCGCCCCGGACCAGAACGGGTAAGCGCTGTGAGTCAGGCTGGAGGGTGTTGAGAAATAGGTCTGACGCCACTTTTTGTGCAGCGCCATACCCGATGCGACTTTGCGCAGCTCCTGGAATTTCGGTATCCAAAAATATTCATCCAGATACAGATTGCCGTGATAGCTCTGCGCGGTGCGGGCGTTGGTACCGAGGAAATACAGGCAGGCCCCGTTGCTCAGTGTCATCGGGTCGCCTTTCAGCTCCACTTCCACCTCGCGGGCAAACTCCAGAATGTACTGTTTGAAAACGTGCGCCTGGGCTTTACTGGCTGACAGGAAAATCTGGTTGCGGCCAGTGGTCAGCGCATCCAGTAGCGCCTCGCGGGCAAAGTAGAACGTCGCCCCAATCTGGCGAGATTTAAGCACGTTGCGGATTCGGTGTTTATTCCCGGCATCCCACCAGTTGCGCTGATAACCAAACAGCGAATCGTGGAAAATCTCCTGGAGCTTTTCGATTTGCTCATCACTGAAGACGTTCTTTTCCGGTGGTTTGCGGTCGCCTTTGTTGCGGTTGGCCACGTTCGGGTTCAGGTCGGCTTCATTGCCGCCATTGTTGAATTTACCGATACGGGCATGGCGTTCTGACTGGCGGGCCAGCAGGTCGATTTCTTTAAAATCCCGCCCCTCTTTGGCAGGGTTCATAATCAGCTGACAGTAACGCGCCGCCGTGGTGAGCTGCATCTGTTCAAGCGGTCCATAGCTTCCCCACTTGTCGCGCTTCTTCCAGCTGTGTACGGTTGCAGGCTTCTCTCCCAGCATTTCAGCAATGCGGGCGATTCGTAACCCCTGAAAGTACAGGAACATAGCCTGACGGCGGGGGTCGAGGTCCGTGTTAACAGTTGTCGTTGTCATGCCGTCAGACTACGGCCCGAATCACTCTCTTTCCGCATTGCCCCGTTGTGCCATCCACACCACAACAGCCCCGCATTGTTTCAATTCTCGCTGACCGCAAACATAAAGGCTCTGACGACAAACCGGAGCCTGGACAATGGCAAAGAAAGCAAAGCGTTTCCGCATTGGTGTTGAAGGTGCCACCACTGACGGGCGCAAGATTGAACGCAGCTGGCTGACACAGATGGCAGCGAATTATGACCCGGCAACGTACACCGCCACGATTAACATGGAGCACATCAAAGGCTATACCGCTGACAGCCCGTTCCGTCGCTACGGCATTGTGGACAAGCTGGAAGCCGTTGAAATCGCTGATGGTGCACTGGCGGGCAAAATGGCGCTGTACGCTACTATCACCCCGACCGATGACCTTGTGGCCATGACCGCGAAGATGCAGAAGCTGTTCACCTCCATGGAAGTGAACCCCGAATTTGCGGACACCGGCGAAGCCTATCTGGTTGGTCTGGCCGTGACGGATGATCCGGCAAGTCTCGGTACCGAAATTCTGCAATTCAGCGCAGGTGCAAGCCGTAACCCGCTGGCCTCCCGCAAGCTCTCCCCTGACAACCTGTTTTCTGCCGCAGAAGAAACCCTGCTGGAATTCGAAGACATTGCCGACCCAAAACCGTCTCTTTTCTCTGTCATTAAAGAACTGTTTGCAGGAAAGCAGACTACGGATGATGCCCGCTTTGGTGACGTGCATAAGGCTGTCGGTCTGGTGGCTGAAGAGCACCAGAACCTGTCCGGAAAAGTGGATAAGCAGGAAACGGCCATTACCGGATTCAGTGACCAGGTGAAAACGCTGGAAGAACAACTGACCGCAACCCAGGACGAACTGGCCACCCTGCGTCAGGAGCTGTCCACCCAGGACAACCGCACGGACCGCCGCAAATTCGCTACTGGTGGCAACCAGGAATCGCAAGAACTGACCAACTGCTGATGGAGCATCTGCACAAATGAAAAAACACACACGCTTTCAATACAATGCCTATCTGACGCAGGTGGCGAAACTTAATGAAGTTTCTGTGGATGATGTCACTGCCACGAAGTTTTCTGTGACGCCATCGGTAGCACAGACGCTGGAAGACTTGATCCAGAACTCTGCGGCGTTTCTGACGATGGTTAACATCGTGCCGGTGCCAGAACAATCAGGCCAGCCGCTGGGCCTCGGTGTGGGTACATCTGTTGCGGGTACGACCGATACCACAACCAAAGACCGTGAATGTACCGACCCGACAGACCTGAACGGCGTGCCTTATAAGTGCACCCAGACCAACTTTGATACCGCGCTTCCCTACGCCAAGATTGATATGTGGGCAAAGTTCCAGGACTTCCAGACCCGTATCCGTAACGCCATCGTGAAACGTCAGGCGCTGGACCGCCTTATGATCGGTTTCAACGGCACCAGTCGCGCCGCCACCTCAAACCGCAGCACTAATCCCAAACTTCAGGACGTGAATATCGGTTGGTTGCAGAACATCCGCACCAATGCGCCAACTCGCGTGATGAGTAAAATCACGAATGCCGGTACGGACCGCAATGAAATTCATGTGGGCCTGAAAGGGGATTACGTGAACCTGGATGCACTGGTGATGGATGCGACCAACAACCTGATTGATGAGGTTTATCAGGATGATGACGGTCTGGTCGTGGTCTGTGGTCGCGATATGCTTGCGGATAAATATTTCCCGCTTGTGAACAAAGACCAGGCCAATACCGAAGCGCTGGCCGCTGATTTAATTATCAGCCAGAAACGCATCGGCAATCTACCAGCAGTACGCGCCCCTTACTTCCCGGCAGGCACTTTGTTAATCACCCGTCTGGATAACCTGTCCATCTACTGGCAGGAAGACAGTCGCCGCCGCCAGGTGACCGACAATCCTAAGCGTGATCGGGTTGAAAACTTTGAGTCCGTCAATGAAGCCTATGTCATTGAAGACCTGCGCGGTGCCTGCCTGATTGAAAACATCATGGTGAAAGAAGACTGGAGCAAAGCGTAATGAGCAGCCCCGCCCGCGCACACCGCCTGCGGGTTGAAGCTGAACTGACTGCCCGTGAGGGCAGTCATCAGCAAACTCTCAGCGGCTCTGACCAGATGTTAATGCAGCTTTCGGAAGATTTGCGCCGACTGAAAGGCGTGCAGTCCACTGAAAAGAAAGCCGAACTTAAACGCACGCTTCTGCCGAAATACGAACCCTGGGTGACCGGCATTCTGACCGGTGACGGCTCCCGTCAGGATGATGTAGTGATGCACATTCTCGTCTGGCGTATTGATGCCGGTGACTATCACGGTGCCCTCGAAATTGGCCGCCATGCGCTGAAATACGGCTGGGTGCTGCCCGTTCGTTACAACCGCACCACGGCAACGGCAATTGCTGAAGAATTTGCCGATGCCGCACAGCGTGCATTTACCGCTAAGCAGCCATTCAGTGCCGCACTGCTGACCCAGGCACTTGAGCTGGTCGATGCGCACGATATGCCTGACCAGTCCCGCGCCCGTTTGCACAAAGCGATTGGTTATGCACTGCGTGAAAACGGCCAGCTGGCGGCTTCAGTGAATCACCTGAACCGTGCGCTGGAGCTGGATAGCCGTTGCGGTGTGAAAAAAGACATTGAGCGACTGGGGACCCAGTTGCGTAAAGCCAGCAATGGCTGACAGAACGTGCCCACGCGCGGGGCGGCACGGGGTGGCGACAGGCAAATGCCGCATCAAAACCCCGTCCACCGCCCGACTAATAAGGTGAAATAGATGCAGCAGCCAATGAAATTCATCGCACCCGAACCGGTGCCGGACGGCGCGAAGGACATTATCACCAATAACCCGTTCTGGCCTGACCTTGATATCTCCGAGTTTCGGGCAGAAATGCGCACCGATGGCACCGTGACCCCAGCCAGACTGCGGCAGGCCGTTCTCACCGCGATTTCCGAAGTGAACGCCGAGCTATTCGACTTTAAACAGCGACAGATGATTGCCGGTTATGCCTCGCTTGCGGATGTTCCGGCTGATGTGATCGACGGCGAAAGCCAGCGTTTGCAGCTCTACCGTCGCGCCGTCTGGTGCTGGACCAAAGCCACACTGACCGAGCGTTATCGTGATTTTGACGCCACGGCCAGTGGTAACAAAAAAGCGGATGAGATGGTCACGACAGTAGATGACCTGTGGCGTGATGTGAACTGGTCGCTCAGTCGTTTGCAGGATAAACCGCGAATGATTGTGGAGCTTATCTGATGAAAGTGCGGGCGCAGCAGTACGACACGGTGGACGGTCTTTGCTGGCGACATTATGGCCGCACGCAGGGCATGACCGAGCGCGTACTGGCTGCGAATCCGGGGCTGGCTGATATCGGCCCTGTTTTACCCCACGGGCTGGAGGTGGAATTGCCGGATATCGTACCGGCTGCCACCACCCAGACCGTACAGCTATGGGACTGACCATGACAATTGAAAAAGTCACGGCCTTTATTGTGTACTGGATTGCGGTATTTCTTGCCTGGCTGGGTGGCTGGTCCATTCAGGATGCGGCGGCCGCAGTCGGTATGGCGCTCGGTGCAGGTATGTTTGCGGTCAGCTGGTACTACCGCCGCAAAACCTTCCAGTTACTGGCAGGCGGCAAAATCAGTCAGGAGGTCTATGAGCGCGCAAATCGTTAAACGCTGCCTGGTGGGTGTGGTGCTGGCGCTGGCAGCTTTAGTGCCGGATTACCCGAAGCTGCACACCTCGCCACAGGGACTGGCGCTGATTGCCGATTTTGAGGGGTGCCGCCTGACGCCATACCAGTGCAGCGCCGGAGTCTGGACCAGCGGCATCGGGCATACAGCTGGAGTGAAGCTGGGCAAAACCATCACCGAGCAACAGGCGGCCAGCAACCTGGTCAGTGATGTGTTGATGGTAGAGAAACGCCTCGCAGCCTGTCTGACGGTTATGCCGCCACAGAATGTTTACGACGCGCTGGTGAGTCTCGGCTTTAACGCAGGAACTGGCGCAATCTGCAGCTCAATGATGGTGTCATTTATCAATCGCCAGCAGTGGTGGCAGGCATGTCATCAGTTACCACGCTGGATTTATGTTAACGGTGTAATCAGTACCGGGCTTGAGAACCGCCGCGCGCGGGAAATGGCCTGGTGTTTAAAAGGGGCAGGAAAATGAAGACAGCTTTTAAGTGGATTTTTGATATTTCGTTACTGGTCATGATTGCGCTGGCCTTTGTTTATCCGCAGAGCGTAGCAACGAACGTTGTGGCCATCTGGGCATGGTTCGGCATTGTGGTCAGTACGATGCTGATGTGTGCCGGAATTGTTGGCCAGTGTGCATGGGTTAAAGACGGTAAATCAGGTATTGCAGACCTAACCCGCAGGGCTTTCGGTCTTGCTATTCGCATCCGGCTGCGTCGCCAGTTCCGCTTTGTGATCACAACGGCAGTGATGACGGCATGTCTGCTTAATGCAGGAATGCTGACCGTGGCACTGTGTTATCTGGGTTCATTGTTAAGTTTCCGCTTTTTGCGCTCTCTTTTACTTATGTTCACAGGTCGCACGTCATGTCCCGCGCCATCAGCATAGGTTTCGTGGTTGCACTTGCGCTGTCAGCCTTTCTGGGCTGGCGGCTCGACAAGTCCACTGACTCTCTGGATAAGCAGGCTAAGACCATCGGCACGCTCAATAGCCAGCTGTCCGATAAGAACAGCCAACTGCTGGCCGTTGACCTGATGGGTCGTGCTAATGACGCTCTGCAACTCGGGCTACAACAACGTAACGCGCAGCTGGCGGCTGGCGCTGCCGGTCGTGACCAGCGATTTAAGGAACTGACGCATGAAAACGCTGAAGTTAAAAACTGGGCTGATACTCTTTTGCCTGATGCTGTTATCCGGTTGCAACAGCGCCCGCCCATTACCGGAAGTGAGGGTTATCACACTTACCTGTCCGGCAGTGACGCGCTGCACTCTGCCAGCCAGCCAACCGATGACTAATGGTGATTTACTGGCGGCAAAAAACACCGCTGAGGATGCCTGGGCGCAGTGTGCCGCCCGCGTGGATATGATTGTGGACTGTCAGGAGCAGCAGCATGAAAAAGCCCGATTCCCTGCGTCGCGCACTGACTGAAGCCAGTAGCCATTTGCGTGAAAACCCCGATTCCCTGCACATTTTTGTTGATGATGGAAGCGTGGTCAGCACGCTGGCCCCATCCCTGTCGTGGGAATATCGCTACACGCTGAATGTGATGGTGACGGAGTTTTCCGGTGACCAGAACCTGCTGATGGCGGCATTGCTTGCCTGGGTGCATGAGAACCAGCCGGACATTATGGCCAACCCTGATTTACGCAATAACGGTTTTACGTTTGAAGCTGTGATCATCAACCACACCACGTGTGATATCAGCATTGACCTGCGGCTGACGGAGCGAGTTGTGATGACCCCTTCCGGTGAAAATATGGTGGTCGAGGCCGTTCCTGAACCTGAAAACCCGGAGCTGCGTGATGATTACTGGCTCACTTCAAAATGATGCCCTGAATGTTGACCGCGAGCTGGTCGCCCTGCTGGAAAAACTCTCCGGGCGCAGCCGTCGCAAGCTCTCTCAGGAAATCGCCCGCGATTTACGCCGTACCCAGTTAAAACGCATTGCCGCCCAGAAGAACCCGGACGGCAGCCCGTTTACGAAACGTAAAGCCCGTTTTATTACCGTCCAGAATGGGATGAAGTTTCTCTGGCGTGGTGAGCTGCGCAACCTGAAAAACTGGCAGTTCCGCAAGGGCCGCCACGGTGACATGGTGACAGGGTTTGATATTGAGCGCAGCGCGGTACGCTCATTCTACAAACGGGATATTCAGCGCTTTATTGAAGTGAAGAAAAACCGTATCCGTTCACGGGTGAAGAGCAAGCAGACCCGGATGTTTAAAAAACTGGGGTCCAGTCGTTACATGCTTGCGAAAGCCACCACTGACGGTGCCGCTGTTTACTTTGCCCCACAGGTGCAGCGCATCGCGCAGGTTCACCAGTACGGACTGAAAGACCGCATTCGCCCGAATGTGGAAGTGCAGTATCCGGCCCGCCAGTTACTGGGATTCACACCGACTGACATGCAGCACATTGAGTACCAGATAGTTTCCTGGCTGACAAAAATCTAGCCCGAAGGCATGTTAAACCCTACTGCTTACAGCGCTAGGGTTTATTATATTAGCAAATTTACATGGCTTATTTTGAATAATAGTTCAATCTTGATTTTGCAAATTTCGACATTGGGTGACTAACAGTCATCCATTTTGCAGCTTCTCCAATATCTCCTTTTTCGCCGATAAAAATCTCAGCGGTTGTAGGGCTCATTATTACCCCGCCTTCTTTTATTGGGGTGTTGTATTTGATGATTTCCTTCCTGAATTCATATTTCCAGTTTGCAAGCACTGCAATTGATAGTGCTATGTGGGTGTTTTTAACTTTGTGGAAAACATTTTTCACTAATGCTAAAGGAGTTCTTTCACCTAATGTGATGGACTTTATACAATCATCAGGAATATTCATTGTGAATATATCCATATTGCCTTTTTTAGGCTTTATACGATGGCAATCCTTCAAATTTCTAGATAACCGCCATTCCTCCTCATACTCCCATTCCGTGGATTTTATATACAGCTCGGAAAGTGGAATTAAGGGTTCTTTCAAAAAATAATCAATATGAAATTTTGGTCTGTCAACAACGTATTTTACCTGATGACAACCTTGGAAAAAATCATGACCATCATCAAACTCAATGACAGCACCTGAATACTCCTCTGCATAGTGCGCCCACATTAAGTGAGAAGCAGGATTCTTTGTTAAGCAAAGCATGCCTATATGATTATTTAGAGTGCCAATGAGATCTCTCATATAAAGGTCATTGCAATTATCATCTTCAAAATCGTTGTTTAATAGATACTTTGAAATATCACGCTGAGGCAACAAGACATTAAAATTTAATTGTAGATCCTTATTGTTTTCTTCGTATGGGTTATAGGTCTCAATAGCCATTTCAAAGGGGTCGTTGAAAGCGCCAGGCTGAGTGAGTCTAATGTTTCCTTCAAGGATTTTTTCTAATGCGTACTTCGATACATATTTATAAAAAGACACTAATCCACTCCATCAAAACACTTTTTCACCATCATAAATTGTGCCATACACCACACATTTATCATTTGATGAAAACCACAAACTAAGATGACAAGTTAAAACAATGAACGAAAAACTTGTCGAAATCTATCGTCTGCTCAACAACCTGATCCGCACCGGAACTGTCCTTGACGTGAATTTACAGGAAGGATTATGCCGGGTGCAGACGGGTGAGTTGCAAACCACGTGGCTGAACTGGCTCACTCCCCGCGCCGGTCGTTCACGCACATGGTGGGCTCCGTCCGTGGGTGAACAGGTATTACTGCTGAGTATCGGCGGTGACCTGACCACTGCGTTTGTCCTGCCTGCCATTTACTCCGATGAAAACCCCGCACCATCAGCGTCAGCTGATGCGTTTCATATGTCGTTCCCGGATGGGGCAGTGATTGAGTACGAACCGGAAACCAGCGCACTGACCGTCAGCGGCATTAAAACCGCCACGGTAACAGCGTCCGAATCGGTGGATGTGACGGTGCCGCTGGTCACTGTGAAAGCCAGCCAACAAATCACCCTTGATACCCCGGAAGTGGTCTGCACCAACAAACTGACCACCGGCACGCTGGAGGTTCAACAGGGCGGCACGATGAGCGGCAACATTACCCACAGCGGTGGCACGTTGTCTTCCAATGGCATCGTGGTTGATACCCATCAGCATTCCGGCGTGAAGTCGGGAAGTGACAACTCAGGAGGCCCAGTCTGATGAGATACCTCGGCATGAACCAGCAAAGCGGTACCCGCCTGACCGAACTGGACCACGTGCGCCAGTCGGTGCGCGACATTCTGCTGACGCCGGTCGGCAGTCGGCTGATGCGTCGTGAATATGGCTCGCTAATACCTGACCTCATTGATGAAGCGCAGAATCCTGCCACCCGGTTGCGGGTGATGGCTGCCACTTATGGCGCGTTATGCCGCTGGGAACCCCGTATCAGACTGACCACCATCAATATTACCAGCGCCAGTGACGGTTCTATGGTGGTGGACCTCACCGGAGTACGCACCGAAGGCGGGCCGGTTAATTTATCTGTCGGACTGGGAGCTGCCACATGAGCATTGTTGATTTATCACAACTACCCGCCCCGCAGGTAGTTGATGTGCCGGATTTTGAAACCCTGCTTGCCGAGCGCAAAGCGGCGTTTGTTGCGTTGCATCCTGCAGAAGAACAGGCCGCCGTTACCCGCACGCTGACACTGGAATCTGAACCGGTGGTGAAGACGCTACAGGAAAATACCTACCGTGAAATTCTGCTGCGCCAGCGTATCAATGAAGCTGCGCAGGCGGTGATGGTGGCTTATTCCATGGGGTCGGACCTTGACCAGCTTGCTGCTAATAATAACGTGCAGCGTCTGGTTATTACCCCTGCTGACCTGAATGCCGTGCCACCGGTTGCGGCCGTAATGGAGCCGGACAGTGATTTGCGTCAGCGAATCCCGGCTGCGATGGAAGGTCTGAGTGTCGCCGGTCCGTCTGCGGCCTATGAATTCCATGCCCGCAGTGCCGATGGCCGTGTGGCTGATGCCTCGGCGGTCAGTCCGTCCCCGGCGAATGTCACCATCACCGTTTTGTCGCGTGAAGGTGACGGAACGGCAGGCGCTGACCTGATTGCCGCTGTGAATGCCGCCCTGAATGATGAAAGCGTGCGCCCGGTGGCTGACCGGGTGACCGTGCAGTCTGCCACCATCGTGAATTACACCATTGAGGCAAAGCTCTATCTCTATCCGGGACCGGAAGCCGAACCCATCAAAGCGGCGGCCATTGCGCGGTTAGAGACTTACATCAAAGCCCAGTCACGTCTGGGGCGCGACATTCGCAAATCAGCTATTTACGGCGCACTCCATGTTGAGGGTGTGCAGCGTGTTGAGCTGACCGCACCGGTTGATGATGTGGTGCTGGACAAATCAAAAGCGGCTTACTGTACCGCATCAACCGTCACTATCGGGGGGACAGATGAATAGCCTGTTACCTCCGGGTTCATCGGCACTTGAGCGCCGACTGGCACAGACCTGTAGCGGCATCAGTGACCTCAGTGTGCCACTGCGTGATTTGTGGAATCCGCAGACCTGCCCGGTAAAGTTTCTGCCTTATCTGGCATGGGCGTTTTCGGTTGACCGCTGGGATGAGAAGTGGCCCGAGAACGTTAAACGTAAAGTCGTGACCGATGCGTTTTTCATCCACCGACGCAAGGGAACTATTGCTGCTATTCGCAGTGCCGTGCAGCCGCTAGGGCGCATCATCGGTTTTACAGAATGGTGGGAAAACAACGGCACACCGGGTTCGTTTGAACTGGATATTGGCGTGCCGGAAGACGGCATGACCCCAGACATGAACACGGAAATGGACCGACTCATCAGTGATGCAAAACCTGTCAGCCGGACATGCTCCATCAACATTGTGCAGGAGGTGCCGGGCTATCTGTTTGCGGGTGGCATCATTTACGACGGCGACATTCTTACTGTTTACCCAGGATAAAAATCATGGCCAAATTTAAAACCATTATCACCACAGCGGGTGCCGCCAAGATTGCTGCGGTACTGGCAGGAACCGGTAGCATTGTTCTGGACAGCCACGCAAGAATGGCGGTCGGTGACGGCAACGGCACACTCCCTACACCGGTTCCGTCACAAACGGCACTGGTCCATGAAGTGCATCGCGCAGCGCTGAACAGTGCCAGCATTGACGCGCGTGATCCGAAAAACATCATCGCGGAGCTGGTCATCCCCCCGGAAACGGGTGGTTTCTGGATGCGCGAAATGGCGCTCTATGATGCTGCCGGTACTCTGCTGGCCGTGGGTAACATGGCTGAAACCTACAAGCCGTCATTGACTGAAGGTGCGGGCCGCAAGCAGGTTATCCGTATGGTGATTGCGGTCAGTGATGTGTCAGCGGTCACCATCAGCATTGATTCGTCTACGGTGATGGCGACAAAGGAATATGTGGATGAGTCCATTGATAAGCATGAGAAATCACGCAAACATCCTGATGCCACACTGACCGAAAAAGGCTTTACGCAGCTCAACAGCGCCACGGACAGCGCATCAGAAACACTGGCCGCCACACCCAAAGCGGTGAAAACCGTTATGGATTTGACAAAAACAAAAGCCCCTGTCGACAGTCCGGTACTGACCGGGACCCCAAAGGCTCCGACGCCTGCTGCGGGTACCAACACCGAGCAGCTGGCGACCACCGCCTTTGTCCGGGCTGCTGTTACCGCACTGATTAACTCGTCACCAGGGGTGCTGGATACGCTGGGCGAAATTGCCGCAGCCCTGGGCAATGATGCAAATTTTGCGGCAACAATGACCGCAAAACTGGCGCGAAAAATTGATGGTGACACATGCTTTGCGGCGGGCTTTGTCGGGGGCGCGGTGGATTTGCCCTATATGCGTCATGCCACCAGTGACACCGCTATCGGATTACCAACGGAATCATCCGTCTCAACCCGGTTTGCGCTCAAAGCACCACTGGCCAGTCCGGCATTGACCGGAACACCGACAGCGCCGACCGCTGCCCAGACAGTTAACAGCACGCAAATTGCCACTACAGCATTTGTTAAAGCGGCTTTGTCTGCTCTGGTTAATTCATCCCCTGCGGCACTGGATACACTCAAGGAGCTGGCTGATGCTTTGGGTAACGACGCGAACTTTGCCACCACGATGACCGATGCGCTGGCAAGAAAAATTAATGCCGATACGTGCAGAACGGCCGGTTTTGTCGGTGGCGATGCGCTTTTGCCTTATTTCCGTCATACAGTCACTGATGCCATTATTAATCTTGCAACTAAGCAGGCGCTAAATGAGGGGCTGGCGCTGAAAGCAGGAACAGATGGCTGTGAACTTGTGGGCTTCTTTGGTGATGATGAAGGTCGTCCCTATGTCAGACGAAAGTCATCGGGCACCAATATCATTCTTGCCACCGCCGACAGTGTAACGCAGCGACTGGAACAGAAAGCAAATCTTGCCAGTCCTGCACTGACCGGAACACCGACAGCACCGACAGCAGCCCAGACGGTGAACAGTACGCAAATTGCCACCACAGCATTTGTAAAAGCGGCTTTGTCTGCCCTGGTCAATTCGTCCCCGGCTGCGCTGGACACACTCAAAGAGTTGGCTGACGCTTTGGGTAATGATGCAAATTTTGCCACGACAATGACTAACGCGCTGGCAAATAAGATTGATGGTGATACCTGCGGGGCGGCGGGGTTTGTTGGCGGTGCGGCAGGCTCGCCATATTTGCGACATAAAACCACCGATACTGTCATCACGATTGCCACTACGGCGGCAATGAATAACGGTCTTGCACTGAAACCCGGCACGGATGGTTGTGAACTGGTGGGCTTTTTTGGTGGTGATAAAGGTCGCCCGTATGTCAAACAGAAATCATCGGGTGAAAATATCGTTCTTGCTACAGCGGAGAATCTTACCAACCGACTTGCTGAGAAAATGGATACCAGTGGTTTTGCCGGAACACTGGGGCCAACAACCGGTAACCAGCAGTTAGGTGCCGGGAAATTAATCGTCCAGTACGGGGAGTTTTCTATCGGTGCTGCTGCGGGTTCAAATACCACCGTCACCTTTAACCGGGCATTTCCAAACGCCTGTGTGGCTGTTATCCCAACGCCGGGTAGCGGGGGTTCCTCAGAACAACTGGGGGCATCCGGGAAAAACAAAACACAGGCAACGATTACAAAAGGGATCGGGGACGTGAATGCACGCGCCGGGTTCTATGTGGCGCTGGGGTACTAATATGAAAAAGATATTTTTTTGCGCGAAAACGAACGGTTTTTATCCTGAAGAATTTCAGGAGCAGTATGTGGATGCAGGGACGTGGCCAGAGGAGCTGACCGAAGTCAGTCATGAGCAGTATCAGTTTCTGATGGGGGCACAATCACACGGGAAAATCATTGTACCGGATGAGGATGGTTACCCCGTGCTGAGTGATCCGGAAACTGACTTTACTGCGGTTGCTGTACAACGACGCGACAGTGAAATGGCATTAGCCAGTGCGCGTATAAATGCACTGACTGACGCGCAGGATGATGGTGATATAACACCTGAAGAAGTGGAAGAGCTTGCCGCATTACGTGAGAAGCGCACCAGACTGCGCCGCCTAGACCTGACCACAGCCCCGGATATTGACTGGCCATAACACATAAATGCTTACCGATGGCCTCCAGTGTGGGGCCGTTTTTTTATGGCTGTTGTGTGAACGCTGACACAATGGCCAGTGCGTGAACCAGCCTCAAAATGACAGCAACATGGAGCGGAAACCTCATGAGGAGAGCCGCACATGCAAGATTACCATCACGGTGTCCGCGTCACCGAGATTAACGAAGGTACGCGCACCATCCGCACAATTTCAACAGGCATCATCGGTATGGTCTGTACCGCTGACGATGCAGACGCTGAAACATTCCCGCTAAATAAAGTCGCCCTGATTACCAATATCCAGAGCGCGATGGCAAAAGCTGGCCGCAGCGGCACGTTGTATAACGCCCTGGATGCCATTGCTGCACAAACTAACCCTGTCGTGGTCGTGGTCCGTGTTGCAGAAGGTCAGGACGCTGCCGAAAACACCAGTAATGTGATTGGTGCTGCGGTTTCCGGTGTTGCCACTCCTGCTTCTTCAGCCAGCCTGACGGGTGCCGCACTCACTCAGAGTGAACTGAATTTTGCAGCCTTCAAAGCCGTGAAAAGCGGCATTCTGAAAATCAGCGTTGATGGCCAGACGCAGTCCTTTGCGGATGTGGATTTGTCAGGTATTGCTGCCGGAACGGATGCCGCCAACATGGCCGCCGTTGCCGCAGCCATTACGGCAAAACTGTCCGGCGCCACGCTGGCCTGGAACGGGTCCAGCTTTATTATGGCATCAGCATCAACCGGCATTCCTTCCATGCTGGGTGTGGCCATGGCAGTCAATGTGGTAACCGACGCCGGTCCGCTGCTGGGACTGGACGCCGCACATAATCCAGTTGCTGTGGCGGGTGCCGCGATTGATGGTAGCAACCCTGCCACCTCCGGCACGCTGACAAGCCCCGCACTGACCTCAAATGAAAAGCTGATCGCCCGCTTCAATGCGGTCAAGAACGGCACACTGAAAATCACCATTGATGGCGCGCTAAAAACCATCACCGGGCTGGACTTTTCCGGTGCGGCTGACCTTGCCGCTGTTGCGGCAGCTGTGACCGCAAAACTGACCGGCGCTACCGTATCGTGGGACCAGTCAGCCGGTAAATTCACTGTCACATCTGTATCTACCGGGGTGAATTCGAAAGTGGTCGCCGCGCAGCCAGTGACCAGCGAAACCGATTTGGGTCCGTTGCTGGGGCTGGATGCTGCACACACGCCGGTCGTGAAAAACGGTACCGCAGCCTCGGCGGCGGTCAGTTCGCCAACGGGCCTGAAAGCGCTGCTGACTGCTGCGCAAAAACTGGGCGTGACACCGCGCATTCTGGGTGCGCCGGGTCTGGACAGTCAGCCGGTGGCGGCAGAACTGATTTCTGTTGCCAAAAAACTGCGCGGCTTTGCCTACATTTCAGCGTGGAACTGCGCCAATTTCGTGGAGGCGATGAACTACCGCGATAATTTCGGTGACCGTGAAGCCATGCTTATCTGGCCTGACTTCATCAACTGGGATACGGCAAAGAACGCCGAAACCATTGCGTGGGCAACCGCCCGTGCGCTGGGGTTGCGTGCGCTGGTTGATGAGCAGACCGGCTGGCATAAGTGCCTGTCCAACGAAGTTGTGCAGGGTGTGACCGGCATTTCCAAAGATGTGTACTGGGACTTGCAGGACCCGAACACCGACGCCGGTCTGCTCAACGGCAAGGATGTCACCACGCTTATTCGTCGTGACGGTTTCCGTTTCTGGGGTGTGCGCACGCTCAGTGCTGACCCACTTTTCCAGTTTGAGTGTTACACCCGCACCGCCCAGGTGCTGATGGACACCATGGCCGAAGCGCATTTCTGGGCGATGGATAAACCGCTCACCCCGTCACTGGCACGCGACATTATTGAAGGTATCAACGCCAAACTGCGCGAACTGGTCAGCCAGGGTTATCTGCTGGGTGGTCAGGCGTGGATTAGTGACGATGCCAACAGCAAAGACACGCTGAAAGCCGGGAAGCTCACCATTGATTACGACTACACGCCGGTTCCACCGCTGGAAAACCTGATGTTACGCCAGCGTATTACCGACTCTTATCTGATGGACTTCACCAGCCAGGCGAAAGGCTAAGGGGATTAAATGGCACTGCCACGCAAAGTTAAATATCTGAACCTGTTTAATGACGGCATCAACTGGATTGGGATTGTGGAATCACTGACCCTGCCGAAACTGACGGAAAAATTTGAGAAGTACCGGGGCGGCGGGATGCCCGGTGCAGTGGATATCAGTCTGGGTCTGGATGATGGCGCACTGGATACAGAATTCACCATTGGTGGTACCGAAGCGCTGCTGTTTAAGCAGATGGGTACCGTCACCGCTGATGGCGTGATGCTGCGTTTTACCGCATCCATTCAACGTGATGATACCGGTGAAATTCAGGCGCTGGAACTGGTGACCCGTGGGCGCCATAAGGAACTGGACTCCGGTGAATTTAAGCAGGGTGACAGCTCTACCACCAAAGTATCCGGCACCAACACCTACGCCAAACTGACCATTGATGGTGAGGTGCTCTATGAAGTGGACCTTATCAACATGATCTGGATTGTGGACGGCAAGGACCTGCTGGAAGCACATCGCGCAGCCATTGGCCTGTAATTATCACGGGCGCGGTCACCGCGCCTGAAACCTTTTCTAAGTAACCGGATAACACCATGAAAGACGACGCTATCACTACCGAAAACACCGAACTGCCAAAAACTGAGGCAACCGTCAAACTGGATAACCCACTTCTGCGCGGCGCTAACACCATCACTGAAATCATTGTCCGCAAACCGCAGTCAGGCGCATTGCGCGGCACGCGCTTGCAGGCGCTGATGGATATGGACGTGGATTCCATGATGATTGTGCTGCCCCGTGTCACCACGCCGTCATTGACCAAAACCGAAATCATGCTGATGGAGCCTGCCGACCTGTTGCAGCTATCTATTGAGTTAGTCTCTTTTTTGTTGCCGAAGTCGGTGACGTTGGATTCCCCACAGAACTAACGGTTGATGACCTGGTGGCAGATATCGCCACCATCTTTCACTGGCCGCCCGCTGTAACCGGTGAAATGTCACTGACGGAGGTTCTGGCGTGGCGGCACAAAGCCATTATGCGAAGCGGAGCCGCCACAGATGAATGACCGTAACCTGCGCTTGCAGGTCGTGATGAGTGCCATCGACAAACTTACCCGCCCGTTTAAACAGGCGCGTGCCAGCACCCAGGAGCTGGCCGCGTCGGTCAAAAAATCCCGTGATGCCTTAACCCAGCTGAACCAGACCAGCGCCAAACTCGACGGCTTCAAAAAACTCCAGGCAGAAAACCAGAAGTTGGGTGACCGCCTCAACTACGCACGCCAGAAAGCCAGCCTGATGAATCAGGAGCTGGGCGCATCCGGTCCACCGTCACAACGTCAGGTGCTGGCACTCGAAAAGCAGCGCCTTGCTGTCCAGCGGCTGGAAGAACGCCAGGGCAAACTACAGACAAAAACCGCCCAGGTTCGCGCCGAGCTTTACCGCGCTGGTATTTCTGCTAACGATGGCGCCAGTGCTACCGCCCGTATAACCCGTGAAACCGAACGCTATAACCGCCAGTTGTCGGAGAACGAAGCGCGTTTGCGACGGGCTGGCGAACAGCAGCGAAAAATGACGAACGCCCGTAACCAGTACAGCAAAACTCTGGAAGTTCGGGACCGGGTGGCGGGTGCAGGTGCGGCCATGACAGGTGCAGGTGTGGCGATAGGTGCGCCGGTCGTGTCTGCGGTGAAAGACTACGCCAGTCTGGAAGATGCCATGAAGGGTGTGGCCAAACAGGTTAACGGTCTGCGCGATAACAACGGCAACCGCACGGCACAATTTTATGAAATGCAGGCAGCCATTAAAACCGCCAGTGAACAGCTGCCGATGCAGAACGGTGCGGTAGATTACGCCGCACTGGTTGAAGGTGGTGCTCGTATGGGGATCGGAGCCAATGCGACATCGTGGGCCGAGCAGAAAAAACAGTTGCTGGATTTTGCCTCTACTTCCGCGAAAGCTGCCACCGCATTTGAATTACCCGCAGACCAGCTGGCTGAGAACCTCGGAAAAATTGCGCAGTTGTACAAAGTCCCCATCAGCAATATTGAGCAACTGGGTGATGTTATTAACTATCTGGATGATAACGCGATGTCCAAAGGGGGCGACATCATTGATGTGCTGCAACGCATGGGGGATACCGCCAACCGCCTGGACTACCAGAAAGCCGCTGCACTCGGCTCGACATTCCTGTCATTAGGCTCGGCACCCGACGTGGCCGCCAGTGCCGCAAAAGCCATGGTGCGTGAATTATCTATCGCCTCCATTCAGAGCGACCGTTTTCAGGAAGGTCTGCAAACACTCAAACTTGATCCGTTCAAATTGCAGAAATCCATGGTCAACGACTCCATGGGCACCATTATGACCGTGCTGGAGCAGGTCAATAAGCTGAAACCGGAGGAGCAAACCCCACTTCTTACTCAGCTGTTTGGTAAAGAGTACGGCGATGACGCCACAAAACTGGCCAATAACCTGACCGAACTGCGCCGCCAGTTGGAACTGACGCAGGGAACAGGTGCTAAAGGTTCTATGCAGAAAGAATCTGATATCAATAAAGATTCTCTGTCTGCTCAGTGGATGCTGGTTAAAGCTGGCACTGAAAATGTCATGAGTGGTCTGGGGGAAACCCTGCGCCAGCCGCTGATGGATATCATGGATAACGTCCAGCGTGTCACCGATGCTATTCGCCGCTGGGTGGAGCGCAACCCGGAGCTGGCTGGCACCATCATGAAAGTAGTGGCTGGAATGGCGGCTCTTGCCGTAGCTTCGGGTGCGCTGATGATAGGGTTTGCAGCAGTGCTTGGTCCGATGGCATTAGTGCGTCTGAGTCTGAAGACGTTAGGCATCCAGTTTATTCCCACTGTCATTTCGGCTGTGACCCGACTGGGTAGCGGTATTTCATGGCTGGCCAGAACACCGTTCACGCTATTGCGTGGTGCATTATCGTTTTTACTTTCACCGCTCAGTCTGGTGCGTACCGGGTTGATGTTTATCGGGAGTGTCATGGGCGTGCTGTTATCGCCCGTTACGCTGGTTATTGCTGCACTGGCAGGCGTGGCACTGGTTATCTGGAAATACTGGCAACCCATCAAGGCATTTCTGGGGGGTGTGGTGGAGGGTTTCAGCGCCGCTGCAGCACCTATCATGGCAGCGTTTGCACCGTTACAGCCTGTATTTGGCTGGATAGGGGATAAGGTAAAAGCCCTGTTTGGCTGGTTCAGTGATCTGCTAACCCCTGTGAAATCAACCGCCGCAGAACTGGATAACGCCGCAGCCATGGGCAAAAAATTTGGTGAATGGCTGGCGGCAGGTGTGAACATTGCACTGACGCCATTACAGGCTGTTGTCAAAACAGTTTCATGGTTACTGGAAAAAATGGGGGTGATAAAAGCTGAGTCAGCCACATTACCGAAATCAGACAGCCTTCAGCGGCCAACCGCCCCAACGGTCACACAAGATGGAAAAGTGCAGCTTCCACCGGGTGGTTTCCCAATGATGTACCCGCGTTTGTATGATTCTGGCGGTTATATCCCGCGTGGCCAGCTCGGTATTGTGGGTGAAAATGGCCCGGAACTGGTGAACGGACCGGCAAATATTACCAGCCGCCGCCGTACTGCTGCACTGGCAGGAGCGACCGCGCTGGCCTTTGGCAGCCTGGCAACACCGGTTGCGGCAAAACCATTGCACCCGTTCAGCCTGCCGGTTCAGGAATACCGTGAAAGCGCACAGCCTGCACGGCAGAGCGGAGCCACAACAGCGGCAGCAACACCGCCACCGACGATTATCAATGTTTACCCAACACCAACCCAAAGCAGCGCTGATATTGCCCGTGAATTGGCCCGTCTGCTGGATGAACGTGATCGTAAAGCGGCGGCCCGCACCCGCAGCAGTTTCAGAGACCAGGGAGGAAATGACTGATGATGATGACACTGGGGATGTTCGTTTTTACACTGAAAACGGTACCGTACCAGGAATTGCAGTACCAGCAACAATGGCGACATGCCAGCAACAGCCGGGTGGGTTTACGCCCAACGTTGCAGTTTCTGGGGCCGGATACCGACACCATTACACTTTCAGGCGTGTTAATGCCATTCATTACAGGCGGCAGCATTTCTATGTTGACTCTGCAACTAATGGCTGCAACGGGTAAAGGCTGGCCGCTGATTGAAGGGTCTGGAACCATATATGGAATGTATGTGATCGAAAGCATCAGCCAGACCAAAAGCGAGTTTTTCAGTGATGGTGCGCCCAGGAAGATTGAGTTTACTCTCACCCTGAAACGTATAGATGAATCACTGGCTTCCATGCTGGGTGATATGTCAGGGCAACTCACTGAACTGAAAGATAGCGCAATAAATATGGCCGGAGGATTATTGTCATGACTGATTTTAGCTTTGTGACCGGCACAGCCCTGATTCCAGCTTTTAGGGTGACGCTTGATGATAAGGACATTACCACTTCACTGGAAGAACGCCTGATTTCACTGACGCATACCGATAACCGGGGGTTTGAAGCTGACCAGCTGGATATTGAATTAGATGATGCTGATGGCCAGTTGCAACTGCCACGCCGTGGTGCGGTATTATCGCTGGCTCTGGGCTGGCAAGATGAACCATTAATTGTTAAAGGCAAGTTTACCGTTGATGAGGTTGAGCATTCTGGCAGCCCGGACAGATTAACCGTTCGTGGCCGCAGTGCGGATTTCAGGGAAACACTGAACATCAAGCGGGAGCGTTCATGGCATGAAACCACCGTTGGCGCAGTGGTGAATGAAATAGCCACCCGCCATAAACTCACCGCAGCGCTGGGTAAAGAACTGGAAGCGCAGGCGGTGGAACATTTCGACCAGACCAATGAATCTGACGGTAGTTTCCTGATGCGCCTGGCAAAAGAGTATGGCGCCATAGCGGCCATCAAAAATGGCAATCTGTTATTTATTCGTCAGGGGCAGGGTAAAACCGCCAGTGGCAGACCATTACCGGTAATGACAATTACCCGTTCAGTCGGTGATGGACATCGGTTCAGCCTGGCTGACCGTGGCGCTTATACCGGGGTTACTGCCAGTTGGTTACATACGCGAGAGCCAAAGAAAAAAGAAGCGGTGAAGGTAAAGCGCCGCCGTCGCAAAACCACGAAAAAAGAAACCAAAGCCCCAGAACCCAAGCAAGGGGAATACTTAGTGGGTTCTGATGAAAACGTATTGGTGTTGAGCCGGACCTATGCGAGCCGGGCGAATGCCGAACGGGCAGCTAAAACAACATGGGAGCGGATTCAGCGCGGTGCTGCTTCGTTCTCAATACAGCTGGCAAAAGGTCGTGCTGATTTATTTCCTGAATTACCCGTCAGGGTGAATGGCTTCAAAAGCCAGATTGATGAAGCTGACTGGATTATCACAACAGTGACAAACAGCATTAGTGATAGCGGATTCACGACTTCACTGGAGCTTGAGGTGAAAATTAGCGATTTAGAGATGGGGTGATTCATTTGCAAGTTTGATTTCGCATTTGCATACATCGTATGTAAAATGACTGAATTAAACTCTGGGAGGTTGAAGTTATGATGAATTGTCCTAAGTGTGGTCAAGCGGGCCATACCAGAAGTAGTCACTCGGCTTCAACTACTACTAAAGAGCGCTATTACCAGTGCCAGAATATCAACTGCGGAAGCACATTCATCACACTTGAAACGTTCGTCAGATATATTGCCAGACCAGAGTTAGTTTTTGCCGCCCCGCCCCATCCAACCAGCGACGGTCAGGAAACATTCATTTTTGAAGCATAATCTATCCCGCCACGGCGGGATTTTTATTGTGTGAATTTGCAAAATCAAACATTGAATACTGGTTTTGTATACAGTAGATTTCATAAACTTGATTTAGCAGGATTACCACATGACCGTACGCAAGCAACCTGATGGCCAATGGCTTTGCGATGTCTATATTGATGGACGGGGCAGCAAGCGAGTTCGCAAAAAATTTACTACCAGAGGTGAAGCTCTGGCCTTTGAAAATTACCAGCTGGAACAGGTAAAAGAGAAACCCTGGTTAGCTGATAAAGAAGACAATCGACGCTTAAGTGAGTTAATTGAACTTTGGTATAAATTGCATGGATGTTCTTTAAATGACAAAAAAGGACGTTTGGGCAAACTTAATATTATCTGCAATGGGTTAGGTGACCCAATAGCATCGCAGATAACAGCTAAAGATTGGGCGCATTATCGGGATAGACGACTCACCGGCCAGATTGCTAACGGTTATAAAACCAGTGAAAAATCACTCAAGGTTTCCATCGGAACGGTCAACTGTGAACATGCTTTTCTACGAGCAGTGTTTAATGAGTTAACCCGGCTTGGTGAGGTTAACTACCCTAACCCACTCAAGAATATTCGTGAGTTTGATGAGCCTGAAAAAGAGATGTCCTGGCTTACTGACGATGAAGTGAAAAGATTGATGGGTGCGTGTCGTGGTCATGGAAATCCTGAATTAACCCAGATTGTAAAAATCTGCCTTTCCACCGGTGCACGCTGGAGTGAAGCGGCAAATCTTAAGAAATCTCAACTCTCACCTAATAAGATTACTTTCGTAAACACGAAGGGCAAAAAAAACCGAACAGTTCCAATATCTGATGAGTTATATAAAGAGCTCATCAGCCGTGACGGTAAGCCTTTTGAGCAATGTTACCGCCAGTTTTATCGCGTAATAAAAATTGCCGAACTTCAATTACCAGAAGGCCAAATGAGTCATGTACTTAGGCATACATTTGCAAGTCATTTTATGATGGGAGGTGGGAATATTATTGTCCTGCAAAGAATTTTGGGGCATTCTGATATTCGAGTTACGATGCGTTATGCCCATTTTGCGCCTGATCATCTTGAGGATGCGCTTATATTAAACCCGCTCAGTAAGCTTGGCGGGGCGTCCACAAAGTGACTACAGAGCATCATATTGGGTGTAATGGAGTGCAACAGGATGTGCGGTAAGTAACTGAATTTATTATAAGTCGCTGATTTTAATCAGCGAATAAAAAAAGACCGAATACGATTCCTATATTCGGTCCAGGGAAATGGCTCTTGGGAGAGAGCCGTGCGCTAAAAGTTGGCATTAATGCAGGCAGACATCGCCTTGCCTTCTAAGAATAGTTTACCGGCGCAGGTTTTCCAGTCCGGCGCAAAAGTGTTCGGAAAAAAACTGCGTTACAGGTGACATTTAAGATAAAAACCGCAATACCCGGTTGATGGGTATTGCGGTTTTTTATTGCTGATGAATAAGTTAGCGCGTTTTAGCTACATAACTTTTCTGCACGCTCAATAAATGGAGCAAGGCTCTTTTTTTGCCCTGGCATGTTCGGATCATCAATCTGAATCACAGATATTGGTTGACCAGTTGTTTTGCCGCTGCTGACTTGTTGCTGTGCTACGTCATTTAATGGGTATTGCATCAATGTGCTGGGGTTGATTGCAAACAATGCGTGGCCCGGGCGACAACTTAACATCACCTCTTCGCGGTTAAATGCCCAGTTATCTTTACCCATTTCGAAACGGCTAACGGTGATAATCTGTGGTGCGGCTAACGCACTCCCCGCACAGGCCAGCAATAACAACGTCAAAATACTTTTTTTCAT